TTGAACATATATTTCCAAATATATCCATCATTTGTTTCAAAAGGATAAAATGATATACTAGATGGTTTTATAGTTGATTCTGATCCATAATTATTATGAAGACATTTATAAACATTATAATCATCTGTAACACAATAGAAATTTGAATTTTTTAAATCTTGGGTATGATCCCATTGTGTATAAACAGTACCAGAAATCCAATCATATCTATTAGCAACAATCGAAACATCATTTGGTGATATTTTATGAATATATAAAATATTATCTCTAATATTATTATCTTCAATATAAGATAAATCTGGTTCTGATGGTGGTACTAAATCATTATCCCATGATTCTAATTTTCCCAAAAAATAATAGAATTGAGATTGTTGATAAAATATATCATCTGCCATAGATGATATTAAATAATTGGTAAAATCTGGTCTAATATTAGCCATAATTAATTAACTGTTACTGTCCAATTAATAGTTAAAGTATCTGTTGCTTCTTTATTAACTACACCAAATGTTGTTCTACACAACATGACACCATTAGTACCACTGTTAAATATACCTGCTTCAACTAATGCACCTGTTCCTACTCCTTCAGAAAAAGTTGCAACATATTCTACACTATTACCAGTTACTGTTGATGATGTTAATGCGGTTCTACTTCCAGCAACTTCTGATTCTAATGTTGTATTAGCAGATGCTAAATTTGTATTATCAATACCAACTGCCATATGTGACATAACAGAAGTGGCATTACTAGTCATTCTATCAGTAATATACTCTTTACCAACAGTAACTACTAAATTTGGTACATCTATTTCTTTTTTGATAATATGATTTTTATCATATAATTTAATATTAAGACGACCTGTTGCATTTAATTTATCGAAAAACATTTATACTCCTAGAGTTAATTTGTGAACATAACTGGCATATATTTCTGAATCCCATGTACCATCACCATAAGACTCTATAATATAAGATTCCGTATCAGTTGAAGTGATATTTATAGTTTCATCAGGTAAAATCTTATCAAGATTCATTAATAAATCTTCTGTTGTTAATAATTGTTCTTCATTAATTGATTTATTAATTGTAAAGTAATGAGTATCGGATAAATTAGTAATATCTAATAATCCAATAGACTTAAATGGTAAATTAGTTTCACCTAAAATAGTAAATGAAACAACATTTTCTAATATATATTTGTTGAATCGTTTTCTACCGGCAGGATGACAATATTTTGCGATGTCATCATAAACATCATAATTTACACTACTCTCTACTTCATAAGAAAATTTCTGATAAAAATAATTATCCTGTAATCTAATATAATCATCTGATAAATGACCACCATTAGATACATATTTACCTTTTAAATTTGCATTTTGTTCAAATTTAAATTCTAAAATCGCTCTTGAATTTTGCCAAGTTTCAAATGATAAATTAGGATCAAAGAAATCGGCAGAATTTGGTTCTTCATAAGATTGTGATATATTATTGAATACTTTAGAAGCGTTATAATAATTAGAAACAATATCACCTGTAATATTTATATTTGACGCATAATTCTCTAAAGAATATTGATTTGGGTTAGATCCAGTATAAAGTCCTGTTGATATATCAACAATATCAATAATTCTATCTTCAATAGATAAATCATAATGGTATGATAAAGGATTAACTGATATTAAAGTAGATGTTAAAGATGTTCCTGATGTTGCTGGTTTTGTTTTATATGGTGAAATAATTAAAAAATCACCATCAGAATGTCCGAATCCATATTCGACAATAGAAATATTTTTAATAGAACCTTCTGTTGTAATAGATTCTACTCTTGCAATAGTATTTCTAATAGCACCAGGAAATATAATAACTTGACCTGTTGACCAATCTTGACCACCATCTAATATTCTTAAATAGGATGGTGAAGGTATAATATTACCCACATATAATAAAGTATCAGTATCATATATTTGAACATTTTCTACTAAATTAATATCAAAATCTTCATTTATATTATAATATAATCGTAATTCATTATTATATACTTCAAATGATGATATTTTAATTTCAACAGAATCGACACCCAAATTTAAAATAACTTCATTAATAGTATCGGGTATAGATCCAAATAAAGTAAAACAAGTTATAAAAGATAATTGATTCCATTCACCAGATGATGGTATTAATACTTGATTATAAGGATAATTTATTTCTACATTAGTATTATGAACTGATTTAATAATATATTTTAATGCTTGTTCAGTACCTTTTGATAGATATAATTGAGTGATATATGAAATATATTTTTCATCAAAAGGTACTGCTTGTCTAAAAATATTAAAAACATCAAGATATTTATAGAAATATTTTTTATATTCTTCAGGTGAATTGTGAAAACTGACTATATCACCAATATCATAAGGAAATTCTGTATCTAACCATTCATAATACTTTTTAATAAACAATACAAAAGTATCATATTCAGATCTAACAAAATCGGGTAATTGATTATTGACGACTAATGAGATATTCATTATGATCTACTTGAAGCGAATTTATAAGGTTTATTTGATTCTATAACAGGAGTTATTTGTAATAAATTGTCCTTTATAGATAATACTTGATTATTAAAAGAAATAATATCATTAGATTTAGGTTTAATACTTAATTTAAAATCTGTTTTATATAATCCTGTAATTTCTAAATCAGATATAGTAATAATACCGTTTTCATAATCTACTGTTCCAACATTTTTAATCTTAATCTTATTAACACCATTATAATAATATAATTCCAATATACCAGAACCATCACTTTGCGGTATATCTCTAATATAAGATATTTTATTGGAATCTGTTGTATAGATACCTGTTGATAATATTGATATGTCTGCTACAGATTTATAAATAGGATTTCTAAAATTAATATTATAAGTATTAGCATAATTATAAGATACTGGTATATTATAATGTACTCTAACCGTAGTAATATTATTAGAAATAGATTCTTCAGAATTATCAATCAATTTAGATAAGGTAGAAAATTTAAATTTAGAATCAAATTTATCTAAATTATCGGATTGATATTGCAAAACTGTTTGTCTAACTAAAGATTCAATCTGATTACTTGTTAATGATGTTAAATAAGGATTATAATAAACCGTAGTATTTAATTGAATATCAATATATTCAGGTTCAACAAATTCATGTAAAGTAGTCAGATTTTTTCTTGGGTTTATAATATTAGTAAGTATTTCTTGTTTAATTTCATCAGTTAAAGTTTTATTCTCTAATAATAAACAAATAAAGACTTTTCCGTAAACAGGTGGAACATTATCTTCACCACCCCAAACATTGATTGATTGAACTCCAGAATACATTGATCTGATAATAGATTTATAATCTTCTGCCGTTACTAATCTATTTTGAGCGGTATATGATCTAGGTGCGTTCCATTTGATGGAATCTATATCTTCAGGTTGAGAACCACCTGATGCAGATTTTACGGTACTCACATAAACAGTAGAACCTGAAGGTACAGAACCATTATAAGTAAAATTTCTAGCACCATTAGGAATATCTTCATTACTCACAAGATAAGATATTTCAATAACATTACCAACAGACAATTCTTTACCAATAACACCATTACCGAAAATTAATTCATGATGATTATTTTCTATTTCTCTGGTAAAATATATTGGACTAGTTTCATTTAAATCAATAATAGAACCCACTTTATTAAAAGTTTCTGTTATTGATGATTGTTGATTTTCTCTTACTATAACTTCAATAGTAGAAATATCAACATTTGGATTAGGTATAATATATCTTGAACCTGGATTATAAGTAAATTGATATGTTAACAACCTGCCTTCAATTAATTCAAGATTACTAAATAAATATTGTCCATTTGACTTATAAGCAATCCTATTTGAAGTATTATAAAATGTATATGAAGTACTATCAATAGTAGTAATAAAAGATGAATATCTAGGTATTTCAAAATATTCAGGAGCATTAAAGTTATTATTAGATATTGTTAAATTTACAATTGCTTTTGCTGAGGTTGAAGAAATTGGAAGGTATCCCAATTCATTTGCTTTTGATATTACACTATTTCTTTTTGAAGCGGAATCGATAAAAGATTCATTGACGGACATATTATGATATATAGCGTTATAATGTGTATTATAAGCGAGTACATCAAGTAAAACAGATAATGCTGATCCTTCAAAATCATAATCTGTAAATTCTTCTTGT